ACCCCAGTGCGTCAAGGACCTTATTCCAGCTTTCCACGATAGTCGGGATAAACATAAACACACCAGCGATCACAACCGCTATCGTCCCCCACCCAACATTTTCCGCCTTTTCTATCAGTTCAATAAGCATTTCCTACGCCTTTCTCATTCGCTGGCTTCTTTCCATACACTATCCGTTCCTACGGCTCCCGGCTCCCATACATTATTGTCGACCAGAGATTCCCAGACCTTACTATTGTGTTTTACCTTATCGCCTTTTTTATATCCGTTTGTGCTTCCCGGCTGCTCCCAGTCCGGTGTTACGTTCGGGTCTGGGATAAGAACTTTTGCGAACAGGGACGGTGCCGCCTCCGGAGTCCACTGCTCCTGTTTATCGTGGTCAGACAGGACATTGTACAGCACTTTATTATAAGTGCACCGCCGCCCTTTTGTCAGATGTGTTCCGGCCTCCAGCGCTTCCCATTCAGGGTACAATGACGGCACGCGTAAAGCTTGTGCATCCGTGTTGTCCGCAGCGCTGAATTTAGCCTGCTCTAGCATTGCCTGAAGATTATCTTTCGCTTTTTTTGTAAACATATCATTCGCCCTCCAAGATTCCGTTGATCTCATTGATGCCGGACGTGATGCTGGACACATCGTTTTCCAGTTTTGCGACTTTATCAGTCAGTCCCTCCGGCAGCCCTGCTTCTTCAACTTTTTCCATATGCACCGTACATACAGCCACATGGGATTCCACAAACCCGCTTTCTGTGGTTGCGTCCTCCTGCTCGTAATTGATGGATGCTATCACGTCAGGCGTATATTCCATCCCCGCAAATCTTTTGAATCCTGCATACCCGCATATTAAGTCGAGCCCGATATAATATCGCATCACAGCCGTATTTGCAGCATCTGAAAACATATCTATAATATTTTTCACATCGCTGCTTTTTATAGAGATTTGTAATGATTTCCCGCTTTGGACAATTCCATCAATCTCCAATTCTTTCCCAGATTTAAATACGATTTTTCTCATATTCTTACCTCTTTTCTGTTAGTATTTTAGGTTTTTTCTACATATCCCCGTAAAAATACACTGTGCCGGTTAATCTTACCCCTCGGTTCTCAACAGAGTTTGCTGGTCCGTTTTGAGACTTATTGCCTGCACATCCGGTAATTGTAATAGTCCCAGTTGATGCATCATATCCCAAGGCAGGTGAACAAGTGGCAACAGGATCATAAGCTGTCCTACCTCCATAGTCGCTATTTCTATGCGAGCTTGATGTTGTGGCATTTGTAACTACAAAAGCAAAATCCTCTGCAGTCAATTTTTCATAGCCGGATATCTGCCTGGCAACAGAAAACGATCCATTTCCAACCCCTGATTTAATAACATGCCGATCTGTCTTACCCAATTTTTTTGTTACTGTATCAGCACCAGTGGAGTATGTAATATAAACCCCGTCCTCTCTAGCGTCCATGCCTTTGATCGCACCATTGTCGTTGAGTGAATCAATATTGGTCTTTGCATTCGCAAATCCGTTTGCGATTCGCTGTTCTAGGTCGTTCATGTTTTTAGTGTTAAACGCATCGCCCTCCTGCGATACCTGCCCCTCACTGCGGGAAACGTCATACGTTGTTGATTCTCCGTTTGCAACGTTTCTCAGAAGCCGACGTCCTGCAAATTCCACAAGGCGGGCTTTCCATTCTTTCGGAGTAAACCACGTTTCTGCCATTATAAAATCCCTATTCCTTCCCCGGCGTAGATTTCATCGCCGCAATAATAATAGCTGTCCATGACGCGGTCATATACATATTTGACATCGTGTAAAATCCGCTCTATGGCATTCCATTTTTGATAAGTAACCAGCGGCGTATCTGGCGTAACTGGGGTATCTTTCAAGGTACTCCATGCGTCCCGGATGCGTTGTACATTATCACGGATTCTTTTAAAATCACTTACTCGTGGGATTTGATTCTTTTCCCACGTTTTCGTTGTTACAGTTATCGCTAAAATTCCAGCGATTTCCCGGATATTCCCTTCAATCCTGTTCAGGTCTGAAGCATTCAGCGCGCCTTTCATTCCTGCAGCCCATTCTTTTTTCTCCGTTTCCGTGATCGTCCCCGCAGCATATTTTTGCGTAAGCAGTTTTGCCCGCTCCACATCCTCCTGTGTCCGGTCATATACCCATTCCATTAGGTGATTCCCACCTCCTCATCCGCATACAACTCGCCAGAATAATAATCTTCTGATGTTATTTTATAATATCCTCTGTACTTTGCCGTACCCACAAATCCACCCGTGAGGTCAATGCTGAGAGATTCTATACAGGCGACAAAATTACCATGCATTTGCAAGGTATTTTCGACTTCCGCCCAGTCCCCCGCTTTTTCCTCGGCGGACAAATGACGCGTCTGAATAATCTGCTGAAGCTGATAATAATCAAGTATATTATCTGCAACCTTCTGGGCACTTTCATAATTCAAAAGCGTTCCTGTAAATGTTTTTGTGTTCCGCACCTCGCCGGACTTTATATGCTCGATTCTGGACAGTGTAGCCAACTCTGTGCCAACATATTTGCGCCCCGTGATTGCAACCTCCGTACGGGCGCTTCCCGCGATTTCAAGCACAACATAATACGGCATTTGTTTAACTATCCTGCCTGCTGATGCGACCATGTTCACCGCCGGGCTCGTAAGCTGGATTATATGTATCCCCGGCTCGTATGTGCCTTTTGTAATCTCACTTTCTGCTGTCTCCAACACCCATGTTTTATATTTTACGTTCACATCTGACACATAAGGATCTGCCTTTAACGTCGTGGAAAATTTCCGGCTGCGCGGAATCGTTGTCGATATTTTTCTGGTCGATTTTCGTATTTCGATTCCAGACCGGCGGGATGTGTTCATAATCGCAGCGCAAGCGAACAATACCTCACGCAGAGCTTTTTGACAGGTCTGGATTTTAAGCGTGCCATACAGCGGCGTTTGCGCCACCTCTTCCTCAACCGTATAATCTTCAATCCCTGCCGCTGTCATAATCTCTTCGATCACACTTCCCGCCGTTTCTCCGGCGTATATCCGCCCGTCTTTAAAATCCACATTAGCAAGCATCCCTTTGTAGTCGATCGCCGATATTTGGGTGACATTTTTGGTGGTACTGTTGGATTCCATAAAAAACACGCCAAGCGGCATCTTCACGCCGTCAACGATTTCGTATGGCAACATTCTTTGCTTTTTCTGCAATGTTTTGTGCAACCCGTCAATGTTTCCAACATTAAAATCATCATCAGTGTCAACAAAGTCAAACGTGAGCTTGTCCGTTTTGATCTGATTACTGATAGGATCTGTGTCATTTAAAAGCTTCGCGCTTTTTATGACATCGTGGCCCCAGATAAACGTTGTGCCATACTCGAGATAGTTTAACTTTACATTGTGCCACGGTAGGGCACGTACAAATCGGATCTCAATTCGTCCGTATTCCTCCACCTGATTTTTTGCAAAATAATCCAGTTTGTTCGGAAAGAAACGTTTTTGCGATTTATATGTACCGCCGAGGTCGTACCATGTCACTTCCATCTCCAGCGGGAATGCTTCTGAAAAATGAAAAGTCAGCCCGATAGAGGTATGATTTTCGGTAAAATCTATTCTGATTACAGGCTGTTTTGTGAAAATTCCATCTGCGCCCGCTTGCACATCCGAAAAAAACGGGATGTCCGTCGGCGTGTCTGGCATTTCGCTAAGACTCCCATCCAGCGCGAAGAAATTGTGCTCCAGTGTAGCGTATTTGGGTGGGCTGCCTTTTGACTTAAACAGCCCCATATCCCCAAAAGCAGCATTGCTCTCTGTGCTTTCTTTTGCATCAGGCAGAGCAGTCGTGTCATACAGATTGTATTCGACATAAAATTCTGTTTTCATCATGGTCTCCTTGACGGTTCTTTCGCCGTAAACTTGCAGGTAAACCCTTTATAATCAGCGCTATCCTGTGTTATCTTCTCGTATTCATCAGAGACGCTGGATATATAAGCAGTGTATTCGTAATAACCAGGATCTGACGGCAGCGAAATAACATGGAATGGGACGGGCTCTGTAACCTTATCCCAGAAACGTTTATATACGCCATCCGGGAACGCGCTGCTCTTCCCGACCGACATTGTGTAATTAAAGTAAACGCCTATCAGTTCACGCTGGAGTTCTCCCGTTTCAACTCTTTCGGCGAATTTGTCGAGGAAATCCGCGTTTCTTTTTATGGACACGATGGGGATGTTAAAAAACTCCCCATCTATGTATATGCCGCGTGTGAAAATCATCCTCCGATCACCTCCAGATTGTATCCTTGCCTATTTGCTTCTGACAAGAAATCCTGTAGTGTAGCTTGCGCCAAATCTGTCCCGTTTACCTGCAAGACGATCCTTGCCGTTCTAAATCCGCCGCCGCTCTCTGCCATTACCTCCGATACGGCTTGTTTGATTGTGCCTATCGGTGCTTCGATGTTGGTCTGCCCTGCCCGCTGGTCGCCCAGAATCGCCAAGAACGGGTTGCCGCCACGGATTACCGAGCCAGATGCAAGCGCCGGGATATCTCGCAGGGTACGAGATGCAAAGCTTTCGCTTATGGCATACGGCTGCACGGGAGTTGTTCGCGTATGCGATGATCCTCCACCAGTAAATGCGTTTTTGATGCCGCTGCCGATGTTCTTGATTCCCTCTATAACACTTGAAATCATGTCGCCAACCCATGTAAAGAAGCCGGACAAGAACGCCTTTATAGAATCCACGACGCCTTCTACTTTGGTTTTAAAAATCGTGAAGATTTCCTGCGCGGTATTCCATGCGCCCTTCCAGTCTCCATCAATCAGCTGCTTAACAACTTTTACAAACAGACGAAATACAGTTTTCATGATGTCAATAATACTTTTTATCTTATTCCAGAAATCGTTGAACGTATCCCAAGCAACCGCCCACGCCTCTTTCCAAAATTCTAAACAATCGTTTATAAAAGTCATAAAGGTTGTAAAACCATCAACAATCGTCTTAATTCCAAGTATAATAAACTCTAACAGCACCCCTAATCCTTGCACCAAGAATGGCACTGCGTAGGTCATAATCCAGTCAACAATCGGTTGCAAAATACTCTCCCAAAAAGATTTTAAAATATCCGCAACCAACCCAACTCCTCTTATTATAGCTTCCCAAGCCGGCAGAAAAGACTGCGTAAGAAGCTCTGATATTCTAGTCCCGATTCTGTCGATAACTGGCTGAATGTGTGTATTCCATGCGGTTAAAAAATGGTTGACAACCTCTGAAAGCCCGCTCGTTATACTATCAAATAATGGCTTGATATGAGCGTCGTACATTGCATTCAGGCTATCAAACGCTTTATCTACAGCCGTCTTAAATCCTTCCAGCACGGTTGCTGCGCCGCCTAGTAACCCCTCCAGTGCAGTCTTGAACCCGTCAGCGTTTTCTGTAAACGGTACAATAAGCATTTGTAAAAAGTCCCGCCCCAGTTTAAGTGCAAGTTCAGCTAGACCCATAGCTGCATCCGCAATGCTTCCTATCAGCGCCGATACAAAGCGGATCCCGTTTTCGCTTGCAAATGCTTCAAATACATAGGCTATACTTTGAAACAAATCCGCCAGAAGGAGGTTTATATCTGCCCCCACGTTAAATGCGGATATCAGGAATTTCTTTATCCGGTCGGTATTGTTTTCGAGATAATCCCCAACCCCGCCGATCAAAGCCGCCGCCAGAGTAAGACCTATGCTCGCCATTGAGCCGGTAAAGGAACCCAACATATACATAAAAGTTTTAAGGAAGTTGTCAGCAGCCCCTACAACCGCAGGATCTGACCATATCTCTATCCATGCATCGCGGATTTGCTGAAGCCCATTTTTGATAATATCTAAGCGGTATTCAAAATCACCCAAGCCATCCCAGAAGCCTTCCGCAAAAGCATCTTTTAACTCTTTTACATAGTCAAGAATAGGTTTCAGATTCTCCAAAATCCCATCAAGCCAAGACTTCACTCCTGCATCAATAGGGACTTCCTCGAACATGTCTTTCGGCTGTGTTCCACCTCCACCGCCGCCGGAATCATCCTGCTTTTGCAGCACATCCAGGTCGTCAAATTTTGCCAGAGCTCCGGCTGCCTTTTTTGCCGCAGCTGCTGTTCCATTCAGGGAATCGTTGTAAGAATCCTGTATCTTTTTCGCTCGGATGAACGTGCTTTTCCCGCCAAGGATGGCAATAAACTGCGCCACATATGTTATTGCCCGCGCTATTCCGTTTATAAGCGCATTGAGATACGGAATTACCATCTGGACAATTGGCGCAAAGGCAGCAGCAAACGCATTCCCAAGTGTAGCCAGTGAATTTTTTAGAGACTGAAATGAATTTGCCAACGGAGCAGAATACTTTGCAAGGTTTGAAAACCCCTTTTGCATTCCAGCTACCATTGCATTAAATGCTTTTGTAATCCAGTTGAATATCAACAGCGATAATGCGATTCCTTTCAGCCTTGACGCAAAGGTGCCGAACAGCCCCGCGCTTTTTTTCGCGCCGGACGAAGCTGTTTTAAATGCTTTATCGGCAGAACGCTTCATCCGATCGAATTCTTTTTTGATGGGCTTCTGCTTCGCGTTAAGTTCTGCCAGCCTGCGCTTTGAAACATCTATGTTCCCAGCAAGCTGTGACGCCTTTACAGACATCTTCTGAAATTCTTCTGTATCTTTTGGGGATACAAACGCGTTACCGGATGCTTTCTCCGCGTTTATTTTTTCCTTGATTTCATCTACTTTTTGAGCCGCTTCATCCAGTTGAGCCTTGTCCACCTTCGGGGTATACGCCTTTCCACTGTTCTCCATCTGCTGAAGCTTTTCTTTCAGATCATCTACACGGTCGGATGCGGCTGCAACCTGTTCATTTAGTACGTCCCATGCGCCGCCGGTTTGAGGTACCCCCATGTTTTCCCAGTCTGTCTGACGTGCTACAAGCTTAGACAGCTCTCCTTGCGCCGCAACGAGGTCTTTCTGTAAAGCTTTATACTCAGACGTTGCCGCCCCCTTTTGTGACATACGGGCCTGCAGTTTTGAATACTCGGATTCTGCCTTTTCTAACTCTCTTTGTAATTCTGCAAATTTTTCTGTCGGGATTTTCTTTTGCGAAAATTCTTCCATTTTGCGATTGAGAGAATCTAAAGCCGCGCTGTCTTTTTTTATGGCATTAGACACGCGCATCATCTGGCTGTTTAAATCTTTTGTTTCAATTTTTGTGTTTATCCGTATCGAACCGTCATATTTCGGCATATCAGCCTCCTACCTTGATCCATTTCATAAAAGCGTCAACGTCTTCCTGTTCCTCTTCTGTCAGTTCCTCTTCCCGCTCTATTGCAAATATTTGTTTCTGCTCCTGCAATGCCTGTTTTGCACGCGTGTCCATCTTAGGGTCTATTTTCTGCTGCCGGATGGCTATGACGTTCGTGTATGCGCATTCACCGAGCGTGGACAGCAGTCCCATGAACGCCCAGTAGTGCATGTCAGACCGGTTCAGGTCGATTCCGTACTTCTCCAGAAATGCTGAATAGATGCGCCACTGGTCTATGTCAAAATCTGTTACCGGAACTTTGTCCTCATCCTTCGGGCGGTTGTCGGTATACCACCCGCTCAGAAACCACCTAAGGCCATCCACGGCAGTTTTTAAATCGGGTAAAGAAGAAGGGCTGCCGTCCCCATCCTCTGACGGATACAGCAGCCCCAGCGCTACAGCCAACCTTTCATCGTCTGACAGGTCCGGATCTTGCAAAGCCTGTGAAATCTGGATCCCTGTCTGGAAGGCTTCGTCTATGCGGAAACCCTCATATTCTGTTGGGAATTTATCAAGCAGCACATTCCACATTTAATTACTTCGCGCCCCTTTCCTGTTCGGGCTGTATTTGCTTGTGATTTTCTGATTTCGTTCAGTGGCGAAGCCCTGAAGAATCGGTATGATCTGGTCTAAAAAGTCCGCGATAAGCTCCATTCCCGGGGATTCCACGTCAGGGAACACCTTTTTGCAACACCCGCTCCCAAACAGAGAATCCAACTCAGCGCAGGCCTCTTTGCATAAAGCGTCATACGCTCCGAAGCGTTCCGTGAAATCACCGGAAGAATCATTAGCAATCCTATCGGCTTCCTCGTTTTTTGCATTCAGCCATGCCACAAAATCGTCAAAACGCTTAAAAAAACTGTTGTCAGAGATGTTGACCGCAATATAATCGCCGTTGTCGTTGACCTCAATGCGTTTGACGCCACTGTCTACTCGTAAACTTGCTGCTCCCATCTTGTCCTCCTTACTCCGTTAAAGCCCTGTCAGACGCGGGCGTCGCCGTGAATTTTCTTGTGGATACGTTAAACGTTCCGGCTTCTCCATCACCTCTGCCGCCCAGAGTCAGTGTATCTGTCACGTTTGACCCTGCATCGCCACCTGTGCCACCTACACTCACAACGCAGCGACGGCGGACTGCCGGATATTCAGGTCCAGCGCCGGAAACTCTCACGCGGACATAGGATGTTATGGCATCAGCTCCGACGGGCAGCGTGTCTATCATCTTGTTAAACCAGTCCGTAAGATCCTGATCCTCTTCGTCTACGTTCTGCCTTTCAATTTCGATGGACGGCGTATAGGATTTAAGGTCAGTAGATCCGTTTTCCTGATTGATGTACTGCACCGTCTCCGTCTCGGGGTTCATTTCCTCTGTTAAAGAGGTAATACCCGTTCCCAGAAGCCGGTAGTCTGCCGCTGTCCCCTCAGAGCTCGTGTCCATTTTTACATCGACAAAATGTCTCAACAAATGTCTTTTCATCGTTTTATTCCTTTCTTAAAATTCGGGTTCGATAACATTTTTATAAAAAACCGTAACCGGTAGAACCCAGTCCTGCACGCCATTCTCCTGCGGCTGTGTCCCGTATGCGTTCCCGCGTGTTACCCGCTCAATTTTCCGCCCTGCGGTCAGATCTGGGTATATCGCTTTTTCGTACTCTTTCCCTTCAATCCCGGAGGGCTCGCGGCAAAGCCAGCGCCCCAGCGTGTCGAGAAATTCCAGGATAGTAATTTTCTGTCGTTCCCTTGCTCCCGTGGTCGAACGGTATACTACAAAGCAGGGATACCGGCATTCCTGATATATCCGCCCGAGTATATCTTCTTTTTCTGTATACACCAGCGCCCCGGAATCATTGGAAAACGCAATGCCATCCTCAGACCCGAGCTCTTCGAATTTAATTACTTCATCCGGATACAGCCCCGGAAACTGGTTAAGCAGCGACTTCATTGCCGCCGTCAAAACATCATAGCCGGTAGCATCATTCCCGATAGGTTCAGCCATTTTCCTCCACCTACTTCCCTAAGATTTCAAAATGCGGAATTATCGCATATGGTCCGCCCACTGACGATATAAGATAAACAAAATCCTTTTCGGTATTCATAAACGCGTAAAACCCTTCATATCGCCTGTCCGTATAATCTGCATCGTTCACAGGACTGTCCCCGTCCCATGCTCCTACCATAAAAAAATCTGTAGACGGATTAAATGTAATGCTGTCGGGCAACAAATCGTTGACCTGTCTGTTCCATTCCTTCGGCGGAAGCCACGGCAATTCTTTTCCGACGGTATCAACAACAATTTTTCTCCCGTTCTTAACCCCGAACGGGATATGTAACTGTGCGTTATCTGTGCTGTCTGTCCCGTACAGTTTCATGATCTGCCCCCGATCAGTCTCAAGATGCACGCCGGAAAGCACATGGGGATACCAGATGGCGGCAGTGCTGGATTCGTAAAAATTGAATATTGTCACTATCGCATCATTCATCGGTATCCCTCATTTCACAAAGAGCTTCGTTAAATTTATCCGTAAACGCCCGGATTCTCACGATATTTCCCATGCATTCCTCTGGCACAGAACCGTAAAAGATGATCGTCTCCGGCTGCAACCGCCTCACCATTTCTTCATACCCTGCCAAAAACAGCGCCTTTTTTTCCTTGCTGTTCATGCAGCCAACAGAAGATACCGCCACCGTTCCACCCTCTGGCTCCCCATCGAAACACCAGTCATAAGAATCCGGTGTGCTCCATGAGATTGTTGGAATCACACGGCAACCATATTCTTGCAGATATGCACCTATCCAGTGCTTGCGATAATGGTTGTATATCTGGATAGCTTTCGGAAAATCGGTGTAGGTGCTGAAATCCGGTGTCAGAATGTACCGGAATTTGCTCAGTTTGTCCACGTACCTGTCTGGATTTCTCCATAGTGCGTCAAATTGGTAATCATCTAAGAAGAAATGAACAGCTTTCTCTTCTGGATTATTGCATTTTCCTCTGGCATAATTAAAACCGACAAATTCGCAGTTACCCTCGAATGTCTCAGGTTTTATCTGTGGTATACCGTATTCGCCGACGCCAGAGAAGATGCGGCGGTTCAGATTTTCGTAAGCTATACTTGTCTCTCGGTTTGCCATAGATTACTTCTTTCCGCTTCCAAAGAACCATGAATCAAAGTTTTTCATTCTGCGCTTTCTGGCTCTGTCATAAGTGGTGGTAGTACGGCTTGTATCGTGCAAAGCACTTGTATCGCCTTTTTCAGATGCCTTTGAAAATTTGTGCATTTCATCTCTCATGGCTGTACTGGCATTGACTAATTTTCGATGCTCTATAGCAAGCCTTTGATTTTTAAATAACGCCTCTGCACTTCCAAGTTTTGCGATTTTCCTTTTACTCTCACTTAATCTGTCATTTATATAATTCATTGTCTTTACTGCTTCGCTCTTTGTCTTGATTGACTTAAAGTAGCTAGTGTTTTCTGAATTAATGACCTTCTCGAGTTTACTGTCTTTTTTAACAGTTCCGCTCCCTCTTAAAGCGTCGCTTTTCTTTGAAGAATTAAAGTACACCTTCGCAATAAGCTTAGAAACCGGCTTCTCGTTACTTAACCCACTACTTCCGCCACGTCCGCCCATAAAATCACGCTTTCTTTGCCTGCTTGTATACCTGGTTTACTCCTGTGGCCGCCAGCCCGGACACCATGCCCACCGCCGCAGCATTGATATAGTCCGTCGCCGGGAAGTCCGGCATGATGTTCATTCCCAGCGCACCCAGAAGGCCGCCGCATACCGCCATAATGACCGGAATCCACTCATCCGGGATTTTCTGCGCCGCCTTACAGCCCAGACCGATAACATAGCAGATAGCCACGATGGCCACACAAGTTCCTAATGTCGTAATGTCCATGAGTTAATCCTCCTGTTTAACCACAATCTTTTTGCATAAAGCTAAAAATTTATTGTTACCCATTTCTACCTTATTCCTGCGTACAACAACGGTACGCCATCATCATTTTTCACTCCTGCCAGATAAAGCATTGCCGCATCTGCCAGAAGCTTGTTTGTCTCCTGTGCATCCCCGGCCGCCTGGTAGACCGCGCTCCATGCCTTTGCGCCGTTTGCCATTTCGGACGGGGAAGCGTAGGAAATTGATTCAGAACCGGCAGACTTGGAAGTAATTACTCCCGAAGTAACACCGCCAGCCCCGCCGGAAGATGTCCCCCCAGCGGAATACAGCGCTTTCTTCTCTGCCAGCTCCAGCTGATATAATTTGTCACAGACCGCGCAAACGGCTTTCTGAACCTTTGTTTTCGCTCGTTCATTGTCTGGGAGCCCGTCCACCAGGCGGTCAAAGGTTATGACGTCCAAAAAGTCACTGGCACGGTCTGCGATACGGTCAAATTCCTCCGCCGGGACGACATTCCCGTGATAAGTCTGCTCATAAAATGTAAATGTGGTGTATGCCATCCCGTCGTCCTCCTTATCTCTTACTCTTCCGTTTTGTTTCCCCGGAAAGCGGTTCGCCGTCAGTATTCAGGGGTGTACTGGCGGCCATCAACCCCCCGCATTTACGGTGATTTTCGCGATACCATCCAGGTATTCCGCAAACAGCACAAGGCCGGTGATCGCAAACGCCTCAGACACGGCGGTGTTGTAGTTGCCCTGTGTGTGGAAACCGATCAGATTCGTTTCTCCGCTGGTCGTGTACACAAGTCCTGCCTTCGCGAAGTCGCTGTCGTTGGGGTCGATGTAATACATCACGATGTTTTCCACCGGTGTAGCGATTACCGTATCAGCCGGGATCTCGCTGTCAGAAAGGAGGAAAATTGTATTGAACCCCATAAAATCCTTCAGGTACTGGAAGCCGAACTGATTCTGGATGGTGATGTTCGCTGCTCCGAGATACTTGTACACGTCAAGGATGTTCACAAAACCGACAACCCCGGTGATGTTCCGGTGCATCTGCTTAAACTTGTTCTCAACCTTGCCCTTTGCCATCGCAAGTGCCATCTGGAAGGTTGTTTCCTCGGACGTGAGCGTTCCGGTTTTCAGATAGTCGTAAAACTTCTTTGTCACGCCCGCCTGAAGCTGATAGAGGAACTCGTCGTCAGTCATCTGGACAGCGTTGTCATAACCGTGGTCTTTGATTGCTTCAATCGAAACGGCCTTCGCGTACTTCTCGATGGTCATTTCCTGATACTTCTTTTCCTTTACGGTAAATTTGCTATACGGGATATCCTCGCCTTCGCCTACTGCACCATCCTCGAGCGTACCTTCCGCGTATTTACTTTTCAGCACTGCGCCGGGCTGCTTCTTGATGGGGCGCATAATCCCCAAGATTTCCCGCAGATGCTGCCAGTTGCGTTCAAAACGCGTAACAAAGTCCAGCTCTCTGGCTGTTACCTGTATATCTGTTGTTCCGATTATATTGTCCTTTGCCCCCATAATTGCCCTCCTGCTTTAATTAAATAAACTCATGTTCGCAGCAATTGCAGCCTGACGCTCAGAAGCATCCTTGATGCTCATAATCTGGTCTTTCGTCAGCGCGCCGACCTGCCCCTGCTTGTTTGTCGGCTGTGTAAAGCGTGCCTGATTCTGCTGTGCTTTCTGCTGCTCATCGTCAACAAATGCCGAAGCGTCCTTTTCCTTCATCTGGGTTATGAGGTCATTCAGTCCGATGATTTTCCCGTCTTTCAGTTTTAATCCGGCCTCCTTGACTTCTGCCATAATTGCGCGCTTTGCCGCTTCGCTCGAGAATTTAATTCCTTCAAACTCTGTTTTCAGAGCGTCCGAAAAATCCCTTTCATACAGTTTTGCCTGCGCATCCTTCTCGGCATCCTCAGCCTTTTTCTTCCAGTCAGACAGTTCTTTCTGCATAGTGTCGAGATCAACGCCCTCAAAGCCTTTCAGAGTGGTTTCCGCAGTCTCGGTCTTCGCCTTCCACGTGTCCCTGTCGGTCTCAGCCTTTCCCAACTTCTTTTCGTGTTCAGCTTTTGTGATGTAATTTTCTGACACCTTTTTTGTAAGGTTTTCCTTTTTGTCTGCCGGGACCTCAATTCCCAGTTCTGTCAAAATTGCTTCAATATTCTGCATCTTTATCCTCCTAAACGTGATTGATTAACCGCCCGTCAGCGGTATGGATTAAGCCCGATAAACCACGGGCGGGGTAGTTGTGGGAAGGGGAATTGAACCCATGACACACGGCTTATAAGGCCGCTGCTCTACCTCCTGAGCTATCCCACAAAGCGCCCGGGGTAGCGAACCGGGCGAAAAGCGTAATGATCGGCGCTGTCTAAACAATGCACCTATACCGTGCGCCGGGGCTTGAACCCGGCTGCTTCCATGCACGGTAGCAAAAACAAAGAAAGATGGGATGGATTTTCCTGCAATTACGATTTACAGGATTGCACACAGACGGAGTCGAACCGCATTTTCAACCTTCCCGCAAGGCTGTGTGCTGTAAATGAGGAAATACAAATACAAAAAAGAGCCAGCAATCTGTAAGAAATCCTTACAAATCACTGGCTCTGCGTCTGGCGTCTGGCACTTAACGGACGATAGGCTCTGCCTTTCCGTTTTCAATATTCACGAGGCTGGTCGTTTTACATTTCGGGCAAAACACCGGAAGATTATGCGCTGTCGTATCCTTGCGGAATGCTGACCGCGTTTTATTATTACAGACAGGACAGTATACCCTTTTGATCTCCATAATGATCATCCCTTTCCATAGCCTTTAATACATTTTACCAAACAAAAAAAACTATGGCGTACCCATGTTTAAAGCAAAAGCGGCAAGTTTCCTCGCCGCCTTTACTCACATCATCTTTCGTAATTTTTCGATATACCGCGAAATGGTCTCCCTCTCTTCTCGGCAGTCTGCATCTTTTGACAGATCTCCCAGCTCTTCCGTCAGTGCATCCATATGCTCTTCCAGAGCGGCCAGCATACGCCGCTTGCAATCCTCAGACTTGCCGTTGCGATAAGACTGCTTGTTTTCCATGTAATCATCATAAGGGTCATTGTTTCCGTTTCCACGGCTATAGTGCCCCTTTACATAGTGCTCCCCACGTCGCGCATAGGATGATCCATCGTCATAGGCCGTCATGCTCATTCCATCATCCCTGCTGTATCTCCCACGGCTGTCGCGTTTCCGCCTCTCGCTGTGGTCTCCTGCCTGGCTATATCCGCCTTCCATTTCGTCGAGAACGGCGTTATAATAGCCCTCTTTGCACTTCCAGTATTCCACATTTTCCATGTCTTTCAACATGTCTATCAATTTGTATGCGGTCTCAAGATTGCCTGTGTTCAGACCTTTTTCCGCGATTTTATCCAGCTCTTCCCGGATATTCTGCATCAATTTGTAACTCATGGTCTGCCCTCCTTAACCGCAAACCCGAACAGCTGTTATGTTCGGATTGTCTACTAACACAGGAATTGTCCCTGCGTTTTTGATGGAAACGTTTTCACAGCATCCACAGAACACATCGACGTATGTCTGGGACGATGTGTTAAAATACTGCTCTACTGCCGCAGGGGTGGCACGCATCACCGTGCCGCCGAGAATTTCCCCATCTCTGGCAATTCCCAGCGCCACTTCTCCTACCGTTTCCCCAGTCGGTACTGCGACGTTCCCGGAAAATGTGATCAGATATCTACCGGGCTTTACAAGCGTTATCTGCGCGCTTCCAGCCCTGTGTCTTTCTGCGCATCCGCCCTTTGTTGCCACTGCCGAAAACGGGATGGACTGCCCTACTGGGACCGTGACCGGCGTTGTGTTTACTAACTCAATCATTTTATTCTCCCTTCATTTCAAAAGGGGCAGACGTTCTCAGCCTGCCCCTTTTTGTGAATAACGGCATCAGCCGAACATCATGGCAAAATAATGCCACGAAGATACTCCGTCTGAAGTTTTAACATCCGCATCCCGTGTTGCCTCCGTAGCCACATCCGGCGCCAAAGCTAAAGCCTGTCGGGTTTACGATGGACGTGTACGGGGACATGACCGGATAAGACGGCACGGGTGTAGGTCTCAAAGCATTTAAGATGCTGTTTGTCTGTGCGTTGTTAGACAGCTGGAGCTGTGCGGACTGTAACTCGGTCTGCAAAGACTGTATCTTGTCCTGTGTAAACAGGTCGATGATGCGCTGTGTTCCGGCGTTCTGCGCGTCAATTACATCGCGGAATCCGTTGTTTACGGTATTCTGTAGGATGTTTGTCTGGGCTGCCATGTTGTAGTTTACGCCAGCAATAGCCTCACGGGTATCGCAGCAGCATTGCTGCATCTGATAACCCAGATTTGACAGGTTGGCGTTTACGCCAGCAAGGCCGTTGCAAAGCTGGCCGGAAAGGTCCTGGATCCCGTTTTCGATTCCCTGCGTGGACAGCGCTGCGTCGATATCGGCACGGGTTGCATAACCCTGAAATGCAGGAGAATTTGCTCCTCCACCATTTCCGCCCCAGCCGCCGAAGCCGCCCCAGCCAAACATACCGAAAATCAGGAAAAGGATAATCCATGCACCCCAATCTCCGCCGAAGCCGTCATTTTTTCCTGTGCCGCCGGTTAATACGGCAACATCAGAAGCGGTTAAACCGTCTGTCATAGTAATTATCTCCTTCGATAATGTATTTACAAAACCGTGTGCACCCGGTTGTGTACTATTTAAAAAAGCCTTTAAACATACCCTGCATCTGCTGCGCCATCTGCTGGGCTTGATTTAACTGTTGCTGGTTTATTTTGCCAGACTGCAACAGCCTGTTAATCTCTTCATTCGGATTCCTGCCCTCCATCTCTTTCCGGAATCGTTGGAACTGTTCCAGCATTCCAGACATCCTGTTACCGTTCAGGGCCTCAAACAAGGGATTCGCCATGCCTGCCTCCTTCTGGCTTTGTTGCCGTTTCGAGATAACTATACAGCTCTTCGTATTTGCTTCTCAAATCGTCGTATTCTTTTCGAGTGACGTATTTATCATCTAAGTTTACTTCCGCCTGTTTCTGCTGATCTTGCGTGCCAACAGTGACCTCTTTGTAAGCAAAGGTTCGGAGAGCCGGCATCCCGGCGGCATCGGTAGTCTTTATAT